CAAACAGAAACAAAAAAGGTGTAAGATAAAAAAGCGTAATTCCTTGTGAAATAAAAAAATGAATAAAAAAACCTGCTCTCTCTGTTCAATTGAAACAGATGAAATCGATGAACACCACATAATACCAAAAGAAAAAGGTGGATCTAATAATGTCGCAAACAAAATAAAAATTTGTAGAGATTGCCATTACAAAATTCATCATCCTGAATGGAAAGATGGTGATCTTGAACAATTTAAGGAAGAATTTCAAGATAGTATAGAAAACAATATTTTTTCAGATGGATATGGAATCATACCAAGAAAAGTAATGACTGATGAATCATTGCCTGCCGGAGCTAAATTATTATATTGTGAGCTTTCATCATTATGTGCCTCAAAAGGTTATTGTTGGGCCACTAATAGATATTTAGCTGAATTGTTTCATGTTTCAACAGCTACAATTTCAGACTGGATAACTAAACTTGAAAAATACCTTGTTTTTGAAAATAGAACATCGTTCAAAAGAAAAATTTGGGTACATAATTTGAAGTTTCAACCATCAAGAAAACTTGATAGTTACAAAAAGAAAAGTACTAAGAACCATCAAGAAAACTTGAAACATAATAATATAATTAATATTATAACTAATACTAGCGTCAGCATTATTGATATTGAAAATTTTCAGAAAGCAATTTTTGTTTTGGAATTAAAAGAATTGACTGATAATCAAAATTTAATGATTGCTAAATTAATTGAAAAATATCCATCGAGGGATTATGAATTTCAAGCGCAAAAATGTAAGGATTGGTGGTTTACTCATCCGCGCACAGGTTGGAAAAAGCCGCTGTTGGCATTTTCTAATTGGCTTGATAGATCTAAGGCTGATGATGGAATTGTTGCAAAAAAACAAGCTGAGCGAATGAAAATTGAACAAGACAAAAGGGATTATGTTGGTCCGGTTGATCCTGAAAGCAAAAAGAAGGTTGATGCAATTAAGGCTCAAATAAGGGAAAGATTTCGAATGAAAAAATAGTTATCCACTTAATCACAAGTTATCCACAGGTAAAAAACAAAACTATGAAGAATAAAAAATCAGCGGTTGCTGTTGGCAATCGATTTGAAATGCATCTTGTTGCTGAACTGAAAGAAAAACTTGATAGCGGAACAAAGCTCGCATATCGTAGCGGCGCAGGATTGGACAAGCAGGATATTATTATCCCAAGTTTCAAAATTGAGATTGAAGCTAAGAATCAAAAAACACTCAAGATCATTGATTGGTGGGAGCAATGCAAGCGACAAGAATTCGGAAATACCGGAGTGCTTATTTTAAGAAATCCGCGCAAGCCTGAATTTGCTGAATCATTGGTTGTGATGGGGATGGATGATTGGATTGAACTTGTTAAAAAGCAAAATGAAGTCGTTGAAGTTGAAAGCAATTTTGATCCTAATCTAAAATGGAAAGTAAAAAGATTGAAAGATGCTGCCGCTGAGGTATTCAAAGAATTGCAAGGAAGATAACAGTTGACAACTATTGGCAAAAAATGCTAAAATAAGAATATAAAAAGATAACCTGAAAAACAAACAAATGAAAATTCAACCATTGGGAAATACAGTACTATTGAGGCCGGAAAAGTTGGAAGAAAAGACTTCATCCGGTTTTATTATGCCCGAAAATCAAGATAAGCCAATCTTGATCGGAACAGTTGAGGGGGTTGGAAAAGAATGTGATGAACTTTTGAAAAAAGGATTGAAAGTTGCCTATGCAAAATTTAGCGGTAGTGAAATTGGTGAATATATTTTGATCGGTGAGCCGGATATTCTTGGAATAATTGAAGAAGAAATTTGTCAGCATGAATTTTCTCAGTTAGTAACGGGAATTTTGAAATGTAAGAAATGTGGATTTGAAAAAGACCCTATGATCAGATAGTAATTTCTCAGCCGGTTTTTTTCATTGGCTGTTTCAGGGAGCGGTCATGATTTTGTTCCGGCATCTTTTACATTTTTCTAGGAGATGTCGGCTGGCATTTTAAGATGTCGGCTGAGAGATTGCTAATAAAAATTTTTAATAAAAAAAACTATGAAGGAAGTTTTACTTTCAGACACAAAAAAAAGGATCAAAGATGGCGTTGATAAAGTTGCCAATGTTGTAAAAGTTACCCTGGGCGGAAAAGGAAAGAATGTCATTTTATTTAATGGATTTACCCCTGCGCAGATCATCAATGATGGTGTTACTATTGCGCGCGAAGTTGAATTATCTGATTCAGTTGAAAATGTTGGTGCGGACCTGGCCAAAAAAGCTGCTGAAAAAACTAATGAAGAAGCCGGAGATGGAACAACTACGACACTTGTTTTATTACAGGCCTATCTTGACGAGATGATGAAAGTTGATTCCAAAGATAGCAGAGGCATGAGAGATTCAATCCGAAAGTATATGGATATGGTTATCAAATTTATTGATGAGAATAAGCGCGAATTGAAAGATGAAGATATTCAAAAAATTGCTCGCAACTCATCTCTTGATGATGGCATAGCTGATACGATTTATAAACTGATCAAGGAAATTGGAAAAGATGGAATTATCAGCATTGAAGATTCAAGAGTTTCCGGGATAAGTCATGAAGTTGTTGCCGGCCTTCGCATCGATGATGGATTCATTACACCTTACATGATTACTGATCAATTATCTCAGAGAGGTATTTTGAAAGATGTGAAGATCCTTTTGACAAGAAGAAATCTCGGATCGATAAATGATATCATGCCATTTCTTGAATCATTGCAGATGAACAAGATCAACAAGCTTGTCATTATGTGCGAAGAAATTTCTGATGAAGTTCTTGGAATGTTTGTGATCAATAAATTGAATGGAATTTTTCAACCATTGATTATCAAAACCAGGAACATGGAAGATATCGCGGTGATCACCGGAGCAGAAATTGCAACAGAAGAAAATCAAATCAAATATAGCCTGGATATGTTGGGTGAAGCTGCAAGTGTTGAGGCCTCAAAATATGGAACGACTATCACCGGTGGAAAAGAAGAAAAAGAAGTGATTGATGAAAAGATTGAGGAATTAAAAGCTCAGTTGGAAACATTGAAAACAGATAATGCTTCACCATTTGAAATAAATTCTATCAAACAAAGAATTGCGAAATTGAATGGAGGCGTTTCAGTAATTAAGATCGGCGGCGACAATGAGCAGGAAACAAAAGAAAAGAAATTGAAACTTGAAGATGCTTTGAATGCTGTTCGGTCCGCAATGGATGAGGGAATTGTTGAAGGTGGTGGAATGATTTTGTATCGAGCATCAAAGATGTTGAGCTTGCTGAATTTTCCGGAAGGAACTCCAATCGATCAAGAAGCGCTAAACTTGGTGCAGAAAGTTATTGAAAAACCACTTGAGCAGATCCTAATCAATGCGGATGAAGATCGCGACCATGTTTATAATATGCTCACTATTGGAGATAAGGCAGGCAAAGGATTCAATGTGATCACTCGACAATATGAAAATATGTTTGAATCCGGAATCATTGATCCGGCAAAGGTTGTAAAGTGTGCGCTTAAAAATTCATTCGCAATGGGTAATCAGATATTGACTGCCGAGGGCGCTGTAATTGTTAAAAGTGAAAAAGAATAATATGTCAAAAGATAAATTGATTGCAATAATCGCAGAGGCTAAAGGATTTGATCTCGATGCCTGGATGGCTAAGAATTATAATTTTAGTGGAAACAAGGAAGGAGCGATTGATCTGCTTTTGCAGAAATATCGATATAGGAACTTGTTAAGTGATGCCGGCTTTATTGCTGCGCTCAAATCTGGAAAGGATGGTGATCAAGATGTATAGAGTAACAAGCATTCAGGAATTTGAAACACCTGAGGAAGTAGTTGAAGCTTTTGATCCAAGTGTGAAATCAATCGTAAGCGTTACCCCTGAGGGTGAAAAGATAGTAACGATTCCGGAACTTCAAGCGGAGATCGATTCAAAGCCTAAGGCTGAATAATTTAATTTAATTTTATTTGTCGTTTGCTATCATTTGATATCAATCGCTAAACTCAAAAAAATGGAAGAAACAAAAATCGTGCCAACAGTCGGAAGAATAGTTTTATTCAAGATGAGCGAAGAAAGAACTTTCCCGGCAATCATTACGCAAGTTACCCCGGAAACCGGAATGATTGAATTGCATATCTTCGGAACTGTGCATGAGCCTATTCGTTACGGAGTTGCAGAGGGTGAGATGGTTGGTCAATGGTCATGGATGCCTTTTCAAAAAGATCAGCAAAAGCGCGCTGAGTTGATGGCTGAAAAGATTGCAGAAGAAAATGCCTCAGATGTTGAAGTTTCTGATGAAGAAGTTTTGGCTGATGAAGCTAATGAGGAAAAAGAAAGTGAGGAAGCTGTAACCGGTGAGCAGATCATCGCTGAGCAAGAAAAATCTGATGGTGAAGTTGTCGCAGAAAATCAGACTGCTCAAGAAGAAGTTATCGCCGAAAATCAGCCGGTTGCTGATGGTGATGCAGCTGCTCCTGCTCAAGATGAAGTTCGCGGACCTATCTTGTAGTTTATTTATCAAGGCCATCATTTCGGTGGCCCTGGATAAGCAAATTATATGGAAACAAAATTCGTAAAATCTCCGGTACTCGATTGTTGCCCTGATTGTAATGGTAAGCTTAGTCCTGTTAGAATAAGCAAGAGAGGTACAGGGAAAGATGATTCAAATGGATTATATTGTAAAAAGTGTGAAGTATTATTTGAAGTAGTTTATGAAAAAGATTATAAAGAAGAAAATTAAAAAGGTTGTTAAGAAAAAAAAGGCTGTTGTTAAAAAGGCTGTTGTTAAAGTTGTAAAGAAAAAAAAGGATTCTGATGTTTCATTAGCAGATAATGGAATTAAGATATTGGCTAAATTAAATACTGCTCAAGAATTATTTTGTCAGTTGTATGTTAAAAATGAGGAGTTAAGGGGAAATGGTGGAATGTGTTATGCCATTGCTAATGGTGTTGATGTTGAAACTTTATCAAGGGAGGAAGAAAAAGATGATGATGGAAACATTTTGTCTAGTAGTGAGCATTCAAGGGTTATGAATGTGTGTTATGTTTCAGCAAATCGATTGTTAAGAAACATTAAGATTTCAACTAGAATCAGGGAACTATTAAATGAAATGCTAGAAGATAATATTGTTGATGCAGAGTTGGCAAAAGTTATTTTGCAGGATACTAAACTGGAATCTAAAATTGCAGGCATTAGAGAATATAATAAGCTCAAGCAGCGCATAATTGAAAAAGTTGAGGTTACTTTGCCTAGCCTGATTGTTGATTTATAGATGAGCCAGTTTTCCGCGCTGTCCATGCCTATGCGTAGGCGCTCATCTATAAGTTAATAATTAAAAACAAACAAAATGGAGAAGGGAAAACAATTGCAACTTATTTACGATGATGTTGCTGAAAAAAAATTGGAGAAAAAAGATCTTCAAGAAATGTATCGTGATGCTTTGACAAATACGGATGAGTACCTGAAACTCACCGAACAAATTGCAGAGCTTAGAGATAAAAGAAAAAATATTGAGTTGAAAATTCAGAATCAACTTGGCCGCGCGTGGGAAAAGCTTGAGGATATCAAATCAGAAATTGATGTTGATAAGGTCCGCATGACTGATCAAGCGTTGACTGATCTTATGGAGGGCCGAACTGTTGCAGTCAAAGATCAATACGATAATGAATACGAGCCGGTGTGGGGTGTTAAATTTCGTAAAATAAAATAGTAAATGGCAGAGGAAAAAGCTCAAAATTTAATAAGCCTGCGAGAGCTTATCAATCCATCGCCAAGACAGCAAAGCGCCTTCGATGCAGTAAAGGAATATGACTATGTACTTTACGGAGGCGCTATGGGCGGTGGAAAATCTTATTGGCTAAGATGGTGCTTAGTTTGGATTCTCGTTTGGTGGTATAAAAATCTCGGCATTAAGAATATTACTGTTGGGCTTTTTTGTGAAGATTATCCGGCGCTTGAAGATAGGCATCTGAAAAAAATTGAGTTTGAATTTCCTTCCTGGCTTGGATCTTATAATGGCGCAAAACATGAATATCGATTGAAGCCTCAATATGGCGGTGGAATAATTTCATTTCGTAATCTTGATAAACCTTCAAAATATGCATCGGCTGAGTTTGCAGCTATTGCAGTTGATGAGCTTACACTGAACTCAAAAGAAAAATTCAACTTTCTTAGAACTCGTATGCGATGGCCTGGAATTTCAAGGCCTAAATTTTTTGCAGGTACTAATCCGGGAGGTATTGGCCATGCTTGGGTTAAGAAGCTTTTTATGGATCGAGAATATGAAGTTGAGGAAATGGGGATATCAAATCAATTCAAATACATTCCGGCCAAAGCTGATGATAATCCTCATCTTGATAAAAATTACTATCTTACACTTGAATCATTGCCTGAGAAAATGCGCAAGGCTTATCGAGATGGTAGTTGGGATGTTTTTGCCGGTCAGTATTTTACAGAATTCAATCGTGAGATCCATGTTGTAGATCCATTCCCTATCCCGGATCATTGGATGCGATTCTTTTGGATGGACTATGGATATGCTGCACCTGCCTGCGGTCATTGGGCTGCGCTTGATACCGATGGTCGCCTTTTTGTATATCGTGAGCTGTATGGCTCAGGAATGACTTACAGCAAGTTTGCCAAGAAGGTAATGGAAATGACACCGGCCAATGAAAGAAAGATGCTAGAGGGCAATCAAATTGCTGATCCGGCAGTGTTTCAACGGAAGGGTGAAGATTCAACTGAGAAATCGGGCGCTGAATTGATGTTTGAAGCTACCGATGGATGGCTTAATGTTAGGCGCGGAAATAATGAGCGCGTGATTGGTTGGGGTGTAATGCATGAATACTTAACGCCATATAAGCTTAATGGTAAAATGACTGCAAAGCTTTTATATTTCTCAAACTGTAAAGATGCAATCAGAACAATTCCGGCACTGGTCCATGATGATATCAGGCCTGAGGATGTAAATAGCAAAGGCGAAGATCATGCAGGTGATGCTGATCGATATGGTGTGATGGATGTTGTGGAATCTTTTTCAGAGGAAAGAAAAGTTGAAAAGAAAGATCCGACTATTACCACTGCTGATGAAGTATTTGAAAATGATATGAAGATGATGGAAGAAGAA